CCGGGGAGTGGGTGATTCGGGAGGTGGCGCACCGGCTGCCACGCAGGCTCGCCTACTGGTCGTTCATCGACACCGGTGTACGGCACATGCACGCTGACGAGGTGGTGCCGGAGGTGCCGTACATGGTGATCCTCGAGCGCGCCGGGAAGGGGATGTGATGGGGGAGACGCTGAGCGGGCCTGCCGTGCGGCCTAAGCGGGTGCCGGTCACGTTCCGGATCTCCCCCTCCAGGCGCACCTGGCTCGACGACATCGCGCTGACCCACCAGACCGACCTGTCGGTGGTGGTGAGGGCCGCGCTGGCCGTCGCTGCCGCCCACTCCGACGAGTTCGTCAAGAGGATCGAGGAGGCACGGTGAGCGAGGCTCTCAGACACAGACTGGAGGCCATCCGACCTACCTGTGCGCACGGAAGGGTGGTCAGGTCCCTGCTCCAAACCCCCAGAGGCTGTGCTGGCACCATCAAGGACTGCGAGTGCTGCGCCAACGCCACCTGCAAGCCAGACTCGGCGAGCCGACCATGGCTGTGCCGCGAATGCAGTGGAGGGGCACGGTGAGCGAGCACGAGCAGACGGCAGCCGAGGTCGCCGTCGGCGACAAGGACCGGGGGCGCACCTTCCCGAAGGACGTCCCGCTGGATCTGGAGGCGCCGTGGCGGATCACCAGGGGGTCACGGAACCGGCTGAACTCCCACCTGGAGGACGGTGTCTCCGAGATGACGGTCACCTACGCCGGACCCCGCCTCTCGATCGACCTCACGGTCCGCTCCGACATGCTCCACGACGGCTCGATGCGGTGGCTGGTGAACTCGGTCGCCGCCGCCATGGACATCGCGCTGCGCACCTCCGAGGTTCCCTCCGACCCCACCCTGGAGACCTGATGCCCGACGCACCCGACAACCTGATGCGCCGCTACCGCGACGAGTACCTCAAGCTCCGCAAGTGGGCCGACGACCACGACCGGGTCATCATCGGCCCCATCCGGCTCGAGAAGAACCCGAAGACCGACCAGTTCCACGTCACCGCCGACACCGCCCCGGTGAACACCGTCAAGATCCTCGGGCTCGCCCGTGTCGAGGAGCTGGCCCGGCAGGCCAAGGAAGGGATCATCACATGAGCGCCACCTGCGAGCGGCTGGTGGTCGCCCTCCACCGCGAGGGCTACGCCGACAGCATCTACCGCCGCTGCGACAACGAGGCCACCACGGTGATCAGCAAGGGACCCAACTCCGGGCGGATCGTCTGCCAGTCCTGCGCGCAGGAGGAGGAGGCGGGATACTGATGCTGCTCTGGCAGTTGCTCCGCCTCGTCGGCTACCTGGTGGCCGGGGTGTTCTTCGCCGCCCTGATGGGGCTCGCGTTCATCGTGGTCGCCGTCATGTGGCTGGCGATCGCAGGAGCAGCAGCGACCCAGCACGTCTACGAGAGGACCCGACGATGAACTACGACCAGCCACGCCAGATCGCCGAAGGCGAGCACGCCGGGAAGTGGCAGTACACCACCGCCAACCGGCGCACCGGCACCCACCCCATCGGGTTCTGCTGGGCACCCGGACCCGACTCCGATCCCAACGATGCCTCCACCTGGCCGGAGCACTACCACGAGACGGAGCTAGAGGCCCGCGAGTGCTACGCCGAGTACCGTCGAGACAACGTCCGACTGGACAAGCCGCACTCGTGGTCGTGGGGCACGTGTGACTTCGGCCGAGAGGGCACGGACGGCGAGCCCTGCGAGAACCCCGCGAACAACGGCGCACACTCAGGCGCCTGGAGCATGGCGCTGCTGTGCGACACGCACTTCAACATGGACGACGCGATCACCGCGATGGGTCTGAACAAACCGGCAGGCGACTCCATACACTCGTGAGAACGAAAGGACACACCATGCACGACGACCGCTACAACCGCTGGGTGGGCTCCGGGATGGTCTGCGAGGACTGCGGGGTCCTCGTGTTCAACACCGAGGTCCACGACCAGCACCACGCCAAGCTCCAGGGACTGCTCGAGATGGCAGCCGACGCCCACCGGATGGCCGACCACGCCGACTCCCTGACCCGGCCGATCGGAGGCTGACGATGGCTCTCTACCCAGGCGCACGGATCAGGCTCGTCGACAGGCACAAGGCCGGCGGCTCCTCTGCCACCCCGATGACCTCCTACGACGGCGGCGTCGACCACACCTACGTCGGCTCCCCCAGCCACGACGCCGCGTTCGCCGGGTTCAACAGGTCCGGTGCCCCCACCCCCCACGCCATGTTCTTCCTCGACGGCTCCGTCGTGCAGTACATCGACACCGACTTCCGCTCCTCGGCCTGCCTCGACGGCAACCACCGGCTGATCACCTGGGAGACCGAGGACGGGTACTCCAAGGACCCCTCCAAGAGCCTGTGGACCGGGGGCCAGGCCCCCTTCGACAACGACAAGGTGGTCAAGGCCAAGGCCGAGTTCATGGTCTGGCTCAACAAGACCCACAAGATCCCGCTGATCCGGATGACCTCCTCCAAGCCCGGCGTCAAGGGCTTCGGCTGGCACCGCCTCGGCATCGACGGCAACTTCCCCACCCCGCCCGGAACCCTCCTCGGAGGCCGGGTCCCCGGCGGCGAGCACTGGTCCGCCTCGTTCGGCAAGGAGTGCCCCACCGACCGGCGCATCCACCAGTTCGTCGACATGACCCTGCCGATGGCCGTCGACCTCGCACACCCGAAGCCGCCGCCTCCGCTGTGGACCCCGCAGCGCCGGGTCACCTTCCTTCGCAACGAGGCCGTACGGGAGCGGAAGGACGGACACCCCCGCATCGCAGACCAGCTCGTCCGGTGGGCCGACCAGATCGAGGCACGCAACCCGAAGCCCTGACCTCCACGCGGCGAGCCCTGCCGTGGTCTAGCCTGTGCCCAGACCGACAACCAGGAGTGAGCCGTGGGCACGTTCGTCTTCAACATCGCCAAGGGCCGGGTCGCCGAGCTCTACAACAGGGTCGACACCAACGACCCCGCGAACTCCGCGCTGATCATCGTCCCCGTCGACCGTGGTGCCACCACCGACGCCACCCTGATCGACACCGCCACGCTCACCGCAGCCCTCGCCGCAGGGCTCACCGAGCGCACCACCGGCGGCTGGAACCGGAAGACCCTCGACGACACCGCCCTGTCGGCGATGACCGTCGACAACACCAACGACCGGATGCCGCTGGACCTGGCCGACCAGACCTGGACGGCGGTCTCGACCGGCACCGTCACCGACCTGCTGATCTGCTACGACAACGACACCACCGGCGGCACCGACGCGAACATCATCCCGCTGACCTGCCACACCTTCGCCATCACCCCCGACGGCTCCGACGTCGTCGCCACCATCACCGACTTCTACCGCGCCTCCTGACCCGGAGGTGAGCCGTGGCTGACAACACACAGGTCCCAGGCGGCTCCGGCGACACCGTCCGGGACAAGGACCGGGCCGGGGTCAAGACCCAGATCGTCGGCATCGACGTGGCGATCGGCACCGGCACCGAGGCTCTGATGAGCCCCACCAACCCGATGCCCACCAAGGTGGCCGGGCTGACCCTGACCACCGGCACCATCACCACCTCCACCTCCACGGTCACCGCCACCACCGACCTCGGCAACGCCGGGTCCTGCACGGTCGTGATCGGTGGCACCTACGCGGGCGTCAACGTCACCTTCGAGGGCTCAGTCGACGGCACCACCTGGGTCGGCGTCCTCGGCCAGCGCACCGACGCCTTCGTCACCGAGACCACCTCCGGGGTGCTTCCGTCCAACCAGATCCGGGCCTGGGACTTCCCGCTCCCCGGCTTCTCGCAGTTCCGGGTCCGGGCCACCGCCTACACCTCCGGCACCGCAGGCGTGGCGATCGCACCTGCCGTCAACGCCTTCGAGGTGGCGCCCAACGTGGGCATCGCCGGGGTCGGCACCGCCACCGAGACCGGGGTCACCGCCTCCGCGTCGAACACCACCCTGCTGTCGGCGAACGCGGCCCGGCGCGGCTGCATCATCGCCAACGACGCCTCCTCGGCGAACCTGTTCGTACGCCTCTCGGCCAGCGCAGCGGCCATCTCGTCCGGCAACTACTCACAGATGATCCCCGCCGGTGGAGCCTGGGAGGTGCCGTTCAACTACACCGGGCAGATCCAGGGGATCTGGAGCGCAGCGGTCGGGTTCGCCAACGTCACGGAGCTGGTCTGATGCCGCTCACCCTGCCGCCCACCGGCGTCCCCGAGCTGCCGGTCCTCTCCTCGGCGGACTGTTACGAGCTCATCCAGGCGATGGCCTACCAGTCCAACGGCACCGCCGCCAGCGCCCTGTGGCCGGGCTCCGGGTACGCCGTGTTCGTGCCGGTCCGGATCACCCAGCGCCGCACCTACCAGCGGGCCTGGTGGTGCAACGGCTCGGCGGTGGCGGGCAACGCCGACCTCGGGGTCTACACCATCTCCGGCACCACCGGCACCCGGCTCCAGTCGATCGGCGCCACCGCGCAGGCCGGCACCTCCGCCTTGCAGCAGGTCACCATCAACTGGACGTTCGACCCCGGCCTGTACTACCTGGCGTTCAGCCACTCCGAGGCCACCACCGGGCAGTACTGGCGCGCACAGCCGAACGCCACCGCAGGCCGGATCAGCGGCATCTACAACGTCGCCTCCGGGCAGAGCCCGCTGGCCGCGTCGCCGACCGTGGCGATCTACAACCAGACCTACATCCCC